CAGCTCGCCGCCGTGCCCGTAGATCGTGGGGACGTGGAGCGGGCGTGAGGAACGCCCACGGTCGTTCCGCGTGCCTCCAACAGACGGACGCAGGGCCCGTTCTGGAAAGCGCTTGCCCACTTCTGACCGGAGGCAGTCTTACTCTCGAAGGACACTGAGGCTGCCGTCTTGCCCGGTTAGGTGGGCTCTAGTTTGCGTAGACTGTACCGTCATCGGCGACTGCTACGAAGGCTCCGAGTTACTTGAATCAGTCACAGAAGCCCCATGAACGATTCCCTCACCGTTTCAGAAGTCCGCCACGTGAAGCAGGACGCTGAAGATGAGATTGCAGCTGTCGCCCGTGAAGCTGTTGAGGAGGTCCGGGAAAAGACAGGTGCTGAGGTAGACCGGGTGTCTCTGTCACTCAAGACCGTTACGATGGTCGATGGTACTGAGCGTGTGGTAGACGTGGATGTAGACCTTACTTTGGATATTTGAGTAGGCGAGGACTGATGAAACACGCCCTTACACCCGCGCATTAGTCCCGTAGACATTCTTGACTCGCCGCCGTAAGCGGCTCCGCTACAGTCACGCCTGGGCGGCCCCTCCACTCCGGAGGGGCCGCCTTTTTCTTTTGGTCTTACTGAGATTTATGGCACGCCAGACAGGCCGCTCTGCCTCTGACATACGAACACGACGTACAGTTGGGCTTCGCGAAAGGCAAACGAGGTAGCAGAGGGAAAGGGCGACATCAAGCCGTACGAGGAATCGGATTTTTTGATCTATGCAGACACGTGCTGACGCTGAAGATCTGGATGAGGGTGATATGGTGCGCTGGGATTCCAGTGGCGGGATGGCTTACGGCGTGATTGAAACGAAAGAGACAAATGGAACCATCGAGGCTCAGCCAGAAGGGCCGACAATGGAGGGCACCGAAGACAACCCGGCGTTTTTGGTCCGGGTCTGGGATCTTGAGGGCGACGAGTGGCAGGAAACGGATGTGCTGGTTGTTCACCGGGCGGAGGCGCTCATGCGAATTGAGCAATTTCCAGAGTCGCGCTCCGCTACGGCTGAGCAAGCAGCCCGCGGGGATGAGGAGGATGATGAAACTGAAGGGGAAGGTGAAGAGCTCTTTTTGGGCGACTCACTGGAGACACGCTTTACAGGAGAAAACGACCTGATGGGAGCAGCAGGCACAAAGCACCGCCACGCTTCAATCCCCGTTCGGATTCGGGAGACCGAAGAGGACCGACAGAGCGGGACCATTACCGTCGAGATCAACAACGACGACATTGACCGGCATGGTACTGTGGTCATGCCCAGCGGGGCCCGGACCCACAATTTCGAGCAAAATCCCGTCGTCATGTGGCAGCACGGCCACGGCGTTGCTGGCAGCGTGCCCATCGGGCGAGCCGAGTCGATTCGGACTGAAGACAACGCGCTCTTTGCCCAAGTACGGTTTGACGAGAACGACAGTTTTGCCCGCGAGATCAAGCGTAAAGTAGAGGAAGGGTTCGTCAACGCCGCCTCCATCGGGTTTCGACCGAGCAGCCAGCGGTCTGACACGATAGATGGAGAGCAGGTGACGGTCGTGGATGAGTGGGAACTGGTCGAGTTTTCGATGGTCTCGGTCCCGTCGAACCCCTCTGCCTTGGTAGAAAGCCGAAACTATATCAACACCATCGCACAACGGGTGGCAGACACCGTCACCGAAAAGATTCAACGACGCAAGATTTACGAAAACCAGAAGAAGCAAGAGGACAGCGCACCCGCCTCGCCCTCTGCCGATTCCGAAGAGTCGAGAGACGGCGCGGAATCTGCAGCCGAAGGGGACGCAGGTGAAGAGTCCGGTAGCGAGAACAGACAACGGCTCTCCAACAGAGAGGCACTTAATCTGATGATGGAGGCCGCGAACGACCACATCGATCGTGTAACCGGACGTAAATAGCCAATCAAACTAATGAGTGATTCTGACGAGCAAACCAGCGAAGCGCAGCCGACCGCGGAGATGACCGAGGCTGAGCTTCGCCAATACGGAAAAGAAGTCGCGGAGCAGATCCGCCAGCAGATGGAAGGAGAGGGCACGGGGGGCGACAGCCCAACGGCCAACTTTGTGCTACTTTCTGACGCACAGCGTGGACTTTCCGGGGACGGCGCTGCGGGTGAGGCGCCCGAACTTGACTTCTCTCGCGAGTACGACGTGCGTCACGACGTAGAGGATCTGTCCATCGCCGAGGAGGACTTCATCGAGGAGGACGAGAGCGGAAGGGTCAAGGTGGGGGAGCCTCGCGACATGCAGGGGTACACCGGCGCCTGCATCCAGACCTACAAGCTCCTGTCCGCCCAAGTGCGCCGCGACTACCAAGCGGTGAACCGGATCGTGGATCGCATGGAGAAGGCGGGCATGTACGACGAGTATCGCCAGCGGGCGGGCACGACCGACAGCGAGGGCGTTCCGTTTCTCTCGACAGCCATTGCCGACCGGATGGATGCGATCCGCGAGGAGGTCGGCGTGGCCCGCGACAACGTGACGGTGTTCAACATCACCGAAGGGACGGTCAAGGTGCCGGGGGTGCAGGGCGTCGTGGAAGTCGACGCGGTGAACGAGAACAGCGCCATTTCCGGCAAGTCCTTCACCACTCAAAACGTGGAGCTCGCCCCGAAGAAGTGGGGCGGCATCCATCCGTTCACGACGGAGATGGACGAGGAGGTCGGCGCCCAGTACATCGACAACGTCGTTGAGGCGTTGGGGGTGGGCTTCGCCAAGGCTGAAGATGAAACCGTCTTCACCGCCGACGGCACGGCCTCGTACCACTCTATTACCGGACTCTTGGAGGACTCCAACATCAACGAGTTCGTTTTGGTCTCCGGCAATACGGAGTTTGATAGCCTGAGATACAACTCGTGGCTTGATGCAATGAAGGAACTGGATCCGGAGCTTTTTTCGGAGGCACAGACCTTCTTCCATCCCTACCTGATGTTCACCTTCCACCAGATGACCGGGAGCGGAGATGACATCCTGTATCCGTTCGGCGAGGACCTGCCGGAAGTAGTGGAGTTCAGTGAGGCGCTTCCGGGCCCGTCCAGCTCTGGAGCGGGCACGCCCTTCGGCGTGGCTGGAGATCTGAGCTACATCCACATGGCCGTGCAGCGGGATGTGACGATCGACATCCTTCGGGAAGGGATTGTCCAGAACTCCAGCGGGAACGATGTCAACCTCGCCACGCAGGACGCCCAAGCGATTCGCGCAACGGCGCGGTGGGACGTAGACCGGAATGATCTTTCGGACAGCGCCTTCACGAAGTACACCACAGCCGCCAGCTAAACGCTGACGTGAGCCGGTAGGCGCCTCGTGCTTAGTAGTCCAGTAGGCCACGCCCCGCCCGAGAGGGTGGGGCACAGGGCCGCTATTAGATGGCTGGAAAGGTTAAGTATCGGTTTCAGAAGGCAGGCGCGACGCGTGGGGGCGTCACGGGTCGGTACCTGCGCTGGGACGAAGGAGACCGCCGCACCCTACCAAAAGGCGAGCTAGATCACATGAACGACCGGTTTTACGAGACGCGCCCGCTAGAGGCAGACACGCCCGAGCCGGATACGGGCATTGAGCACGTTGGGGCCGGATGGTACCAGGTTCGCGTAGATGGAGACGTCGTTGACAAGGTGCGTGGCGAGGAAAGCGCAGAGCAGCGACTAGAAAAACTTCGTTAAGATGGCTCTTGCCAGCACGGGCGTTACGACCATTTCGGACTCCTTCGACCCCCAGAGGCCTGCGCGACAGGTGCCGGGGGGGCTCGTGCAGTCCGTGGATGTAAGCTATGACAACGATGACGACACGGCGGTCTCCGCCAGAGAAGCTGAAAACTGGCTCCGAACCTCCAGTGAGGAAGAGACGGTCGTTTCGCTTCTGCGGGGGGTCCAGTCTCGGGTCGAGCAAGAGTTTGGGCTTGCCCTTGTCCCCCAGACGGTGACAGCGGTGCTTGCGGGACCAAGCCGTGAGGCGGAACTTCCACGAACGCCCTTCAAGTCGCTTACTTCCGTGAAAGAGATTGCGGAGGGAAGCCGCCAAGGTGATGTGTCCGACGAGTATTACGTCCTCAGTGGCGTGCTCAACCGGCAAACCGGTGCGGCGATCTCAGGCCGCCCAATTGAGGTCGTGTACAACGCAGGATATACCGATGTACCCGAAGACCTTAAGACCGCCATCAAGCGGATCGTGACTGACCACTTTGACCACCGCGGCGACCTGCCCGAAGGAACCGTCAATGAGATCCCGCGAAATGCTCGTTCTATCCTCCGAAAATATAGAGACTGATGCGAAAACGACCGAATGCCTACCGCTTCCGACCTTGACGAGCACGTGGAGGTGCTTACAAAGAGCACTACCGAAAACGACATCGGTGAAACCGAGACGACCTATTCGGTTGACCGCACCCTGCCTGCGGGTGTTGAGGTGGGGGGCGGATCCGAGCGGCGTGTCGGCGGGCGGCCGGAAGAAGAGGCCGCCATCATCGTGACGATGCGCGAGGCCGATGCAAGGGACATCGGGCGATCTACGCGGCTGCGATACCGGGAGGACGACCTGCAAGTGCAGGCGCGGCGCGTGTTTGGCCCTCGCAAGCGGTGGGTCGAGTTGGATACAACCCGCGTTCGGACGTAATGGCTCGCCTTAGCGTAGACATTGGCGGCATGGACGATACGCTCTCCGCGATGGAGAGCCTGCCGCTTCGGCTCCGCGAGGCCTTGGCCGACCGGCTCAATCGATCGGCAGAGGCAGGCCAGAAGTGGGCGAAACAGCGCCTGGACAACCACACGAGCCCATTTGGGGTCGGCGTTTTGCGGCGCACGATTCGCATCGAAGACAAGGCGACCGTGCGCAACCTAGAGGTGCAGGCCCAAGCTGGTGGGATGAACACGGCCCGGGGCGGGTTTGACTATGCCCTTAGCGTTGAGTTTGGGGCGCGGCCCCACTTCCCGCCCGTCGAAAAGCTGACGGGCAGGATGCAGGCACTGGACTTTTGGGTGCGCCGGATGAACCCCGTGCCGAGGACGCCGGCGCAACAGGAGATGAGCCCGACGGAGCTTCGGCGCAACGTGGCATTCCGCGTTGCCGAGCACATAAGCGAAGAGGGCTTAGACGAGCGCCCCTTTATGCGTCCCGGCTCGCGGGTCGCAAAGCGCACCGCACGGCGCGAGATGCAAACCGTTGATGAGGACCTGTTATGACGCTGTCTTTGATTGCGCTCCAGAAAGCCACAAAGACGCGCCTCCGCAACAATTTGAGCGAAGAGGTAAGCACCGATCCGTCCATCCCAGGAATTGAGATCGGAGACGACAACGAGGGGGCGATTCGGGAAACGACCAGCTCCGTACACACCGACGCGCAGCAAACCATTCGCGCCAGAGCGTACACAGAGCTGAAAGCCAAGCAGATAGGGCGAGATGTGGCCGAGGAACTTACGGATCGAGATAATAAGCTCTCACTTAGCGCTCCGTTCAATTTGCTCCGGTCCGAACTGGTAGACATCGATATGCAGCGGAACCGCCGAGCGGAGGGCAAAGACATTTTTACGGATCTCATCATTGTTCAACACCGGATAAGCCGGCTTTAACCCATGTCTGAAACAGTAGGCGTAGACTTTCTGCTCCAGTCCGACAGCAACACCATTGCTGGAAAGGAGGATGCCACGCTCAACCTGGAGCGGGACTCCTCCGAGCTTGCGCCCACGCAGGGCACAGGGACGCAGTATTCCCGTGCCTTGACCGGGCTGAAGGACTACTCGATTGACTTCGACTCCCTTTGGCTCCGTAATGGCTCGGCCATTGACGGATTTGAGCCGACTGTTACCGTAGACCCGAGTACCACAAATTCGCCGACGCTGGACTCCATCTCGGAGGTTACGATCAGCCTGGAGATAAATCTGATTGAGTTTGCGAATGCGTCGCACTCAGAGTACCTCGCCCGAGGGGTCTCTACGATCCGGGCGACATGCGAGATTACAGCCGACGTGGAAGCATCTTCGTTTTACGATTCAGATACGGCTTCTCGCCTTTTGGTCGACGCGTGGGACTCCTCCGATGGGAAGGCGGATGTGGAGATTGCGCTCCCGGGGTCAAATACAAAGTTTGACGCAACCTGGATCTTGCCCTCCATCGAATTTTCCACCCCTGCCGAGGATGCGACAGAGGTGACCTACACGTTAGAGTCCGATGGGACGATCACGAAGACGATCAGCTCCAACTTGGACTCGGGACTCGATTCGATCATCACTGAAATCTTTGCGGCTGACCCGTCAACGCTCACGGCGCTTGTGAGCACGACAACGTCCGGCGATGTCAAGTTTACGGGACCGGTGCTTCCGTCGACCCTCGAAATCACTATTCCGGTCGATGGGGCTGAGGAGGGGGTTACCACCAGCGGCACCCTAGACGCCGCTGGTCCGATCACTATTCAAGACACTGCTTAGTCGATGAAAGACAAATACTCGCGGGAGGTTCGCGCTACCATTTCAGGAGAAGAGTGCCGCATCCTCATCAACGTGAAGGGACTGATCCTCGCTGGGGAGCACGGCTTTGACATCGAGGACTTGGAGGTAGAAGGGGAGGAGGACCTCGAAGAGCTGCCCACCGGCAAGCGACTGGAGGTTCTCGCCCGGTACATGTGGGTTGGGATGCTTCCGTTCGAAGAAGACCTCGCGTTCGACGATCTCCTTATGAGGGTTACGCTCGGGGATCTTCCGGCGATGACAGAGGCCTTCCAAAAAATCAAGTCGCGGCAGCTTACCGACGAGGTGAAAGAAAAAATGAAGGAGGTCGCTGAGAGCACGGAGGGAAAGGACTAGAGGACATTGAGGCGGCCCTAATCGGGCAAGTGGGCGTCAACCCAGAGACAGCGATCTGGATGACGCCCCGAGAGATGGCAGCGGCCATGCGCGGGTGGCTGCGCGGGCAAAGAATTCAGACCGCGATGCATCCGATGTCGGAATTTGACTCGGAGCAGGAAGCCCGAGCGTTCATCGAAGGAAACCTCTTTGGGCACGCACCAAGCGGCGAACAGCAAGAAGAGCGTCTCCAAGAACTTGCCGACAAGCACGACTGGGACCTCTAATAACGCCATTACATTCCGTGCAAGTTGGAGAATTGAACTTTCAGCTAGGTATCGATGGTGCTCGTCGCGTCGAGTCGGCGATCAACGACGTGCGGGACGCGCTTATTGAGGCGCAGGCGGCTGTCGAGGCACTTGATGGGAGGACCATTGACCTTGACCTCGATGTCGACAGAGACGCGATTGAGAACGCCTTGTCCGGAGCCGTTGCTGTGGGAGGCGGAAGTGCCGTGGGCGGGGCGGCAGACGCCGCTGCCGAGGCCACAAGCGAAGCCGCGGATGCCGCCAGCGATGCGGCAACGAGTTGGGACCAAGTAACGGGCAAGAACCAGTCGTACGCCCGGATCCTTTCCCGTCTAAACGACGAGGCGTTTGCGGTGTCGGGACTCTTTGCCAAGATGGGAGGGGTAACAACCGCAGCAATCGCTGGGGTCACAACTGCCACAGCTGCACTTGCAGGAGTTTCAGTCGCAGTCGGCGGTCTCGCGGCAGCAGCGACAGGGCTTGCGACTAAGTTTGGCGATCTGGAGCTCCGATCAGATTTGGCGAGGGTAAAGGGCGCGTTCCAGGGCCTTGCCCGGAGTTTCGTGCGACAGTTTGAACCGCTGATTCGCGATGAGATTATCCCTGCGGGCCTACAGCTAGTCGACGAAATCGAGGCGGTAATTCCTGATTTGGTGGACCTATCGAGAACGTGGTTGCCGTCTTTGATTGACTCTGTGGAGGGGCTTGTGACCTCGATCGACGAGGTCGCTGATGGGCTGTCAATCGCAGCGTCACTCGGAGACATCATCTTTGAGAGCACAGAAGCGGTGCTAGAGACACTCCCTGCCTTGGCGGAGGGGTTGCTGCGGAATCTGAAGCTCCTTAGTGAGAAGATCACAGGGTTCGAGCTGCCGACAGGGGCGCTTACCTTTTACAAGAATGCCCTGCTTGAGAGTGGAAAGTCTATAGAGTCAAGCACACGCACGATCTTGGGCGGCGGGGATCTCCCAGAGTCGGAGAGAGATGCCCGCTCCGGGGGCGCCGTTGCAGCACGGAAAGGCCCAAGTGGGACAAGTGCAGGCAATGACCTTCAGGAGTTTGTAAAGGTCCGCCGCGAGGTAGAGGGCATTCGCCGCGCGATGGAAGAAACGACAGAGGCGGGCCGCCCGCTCGTCAGCCAAGCAGAGGGGCTAAAAAGTCAGTTTCGCTTGGTGCAGGATGCGCTCATAAGCATGACCAAGCAGGGCATAGACAACAGCCAGTTCGAAGAGTTTAAGGGCCTGCTTGAAGAGATTCGGAAGCGAGCAAAAGCGGCAGGCGTCGAGTTAAAAACCACCGTGGAGGAGGCAAAAGAGCTCCCTGAGATTGAGACGTTCAGCGACCGCCTTTCACAGTTCCGAGAAGCCACCAGAGGCGTGATGGAAGGTGGACAAGCCCCGGTTGCGCCGCTGGAGGGGCCCGTTCCGTCTCAGATCAGCGCTCCACAGGTTCCGATCGACCAGCTCCGACAGCTCGCGCAGACGGCCAGCAGCATCCAAGAGGTCAATAGCCTCTTGGCGATTACGAGGCGCAAGATGGAAAGCGTAGGCACTGAAGGGAAAATTGCGCTGGAGAGTATTCGGGGATCGTTGAAAATGACCAAGGCGCAGCTCCAAAACAGCACGGATCAGGTAGAGCAGTTTACCAAGAAACTGCGACAGATCTCCGTCAAGCAGTTCCTCCGGCTCGGCGACGCGATTGCTAAAAACCTCGTGTCAGGGATTTCCGATGCGATCACGGGGCTCTCAAAAGTCGAGCAGATTCAAAAGCGGCTCAGTAAACTGCAACTTCAAAAGCAGATCCAAGACCTGCGCAGCAGGCTTAGCGAGGCAACCGGCACTGAGGCGCAAGTGATTAGCACGCGGATTGATCTTCTGACAGAAAAGCTCAAAGAAGCGCAGAACGAGGTGGGCCGGCTCGGGCAGGTGTTTCGGGATATTGGGAATGCAATCCTAAGCACGCTCGGGAGCGTAATCCAAGAGGTCATTGCGCTTATCGCAAAGATGCTTATCATCAAGGCGATCAAGGCAGTCATAAGTGGAGGAGGGAGCTTTGCACTCGGGAGTATTCAAGGCATTGGTGCAGATGGGGTGCTCACAAATCCCGGCGTCGGTGATA